AGAAAATAGTGTAGGGATTCTTCCAATACAAAAAGATAACAGTGGTGAATACAGACAATTAAATGAAGTAAAGCTTTATGAGATTAGTGCTGTAACACTTGCTGCAAATGACCAAGCAATACTTTTAGATGTTAAGGGTAATTATGATAGAGAGAAAGTATTAAAGAGATATGATAATCTTGTTAAGGTCATTAGAAAAGGACAAATTTCAGATGATTTGGGTTATGCCATTGAATCGGAACTTGTAAAGCTAAAATCGATTTTTGCATCGTTAATCACTTTGCCGACTGAACTTGAAGTCACAGAGCCGATAGAAGTTAAAAGAGATGATAGCGAAATCTATCAATATTTAATCAATAAATTAAATTCTTAAAAATGAACGAAGAAATCAAAAAAGAGTTAGACCAAATCGGAGATTTAGTTGACTCGAAGATTGAAAAAGCCTTCGGACAAGCTAAAGATAACGCTAAAGGTGAAATCGAAACTTCATTAAAAAGTGAAATTGACAACTTAAGCAAAGAATTTTTAGCTAAACACGAAGAAGCTACTAAAAGAATGGATTCATTTGAAGTTGCTCAAAAGAAATCTAATGTTTCTAACGAGCCTACAACTTTCAAAGGTTCATTAATCAAAAGCATCAACGATGGTGCTATTGAAGCATTACTAAAAGGTAACGCTAATGCAGCAAAATTTGATATTAAAGCTGCTGATATGACTATGGCAAACGCTTATACAGGTGTTGTTGCTGGTGAAACAATTGTACCAGACTTTAAGTTTGACCCAACAAGAAGTGTACACATTAGAAATTTAATTCCAAATGGTACTACTGATGCACAAACTATTAGATTCCCTAAAGAATCTGCATACGATGATGGTGCAGCTGCAACTGCTCAAGGTTCAACACTTGGTCAGTCTGACTTTGATATTACTGCGACTTCAGTAAATGTTGAGAAAATTGGTACTTTTATGAGAATTACAGAAGAAATGTTAGCTGATACTCCACAGTTATCATCTTACCTTTCTGCAAGAGTTCCTGGAAAAGTATTATCAATTGAGGACAACGAAATCCTAAATGGTGATGGTTCTGCGCCAAACCTTGATGGATTATTTACTGATGGTGCTGCATTTGTAACAGGTGCTTCAGGTGCTTTCTACCAGTCTATCGAAGCTGCAAATGAGTATGATGTACTTGTTGCTGCTTTAAACCAGTTAGCATTATCTAACTACCAAGCAAGTGCAATTCTGTTAAACCCAACAGACTTACACAAAATTGCTTTACTTAAAGCGACTACTAACGAGTACCTTAAAAACCAAATTTACACAGGCTTAACTCCAACAATTATGGGAGTACCAGTTATTGTAAATACTGCTGTAACTGCAGGTAAGTTTTTAGTTGGTGACTTAAACCAAGCAACTCAACTTTGGATTAGAGACAATGTTTCTGTTGAATTCTCAAGAGAAGATTCTACTAACTTCAGAGATGGTTTTGTAACTGTAAAAGTTGCAGAGAGAGTAGCTTTAACTAACTACCAACCAAATGCTATCGTACAAGGAACATTCAGCACTGCTAAAACAGCGCTTGAGACTCCGTAATAGTCAATAGCATAAATAATTAAAGGGGCTTTATGCCCCTTTTTTTATACCCCAATGTTAAATAAACATTAAAATTTATTAAAAAAAGTAAAATATATTTTGTTATTTAAAAAATAGTTTATATATTAGCTTCATATTTAAAACTAATAATTATGAAAAAGAAAGAATTTATTTTTTGGGCTCTAATGACCTATTTGCTCCTTGGTCTTGTAGCCTTTATATACGGAACATTATCATATTACATATTACTATGAAAGCGACAAAGAAAGAGATTAATATGCCTGTAGATATAGAATTACAGAGAAGAATAGTTAAATATTTATGTTGGGGAATCCCTCAACTTGTTTTTTGGGGAATATTATTTATAAACTTTTTATTTTATGTCATTAGAGGGAATTAAAAAAAATTTAAATAAATTGCATCACGATGTTTTTTATTGCAGCGAATTAAAGTTAAAAGAATCACTTGATATTTGTAGTAAATTAAACTTAATAGAATTACAATTAGATAAGGCGATAAATGAATCAAATCAAGAACAAACACCAGAGGAGAAAGAACTTTCCGATATATAGTGGTGTTGTAAAATATTTTCCAAATGCTCTTGCTTATGTATCGCTTGTAAGCAAACTTGGAAATGACCAACATAATCCTGGAAAGCCCCTATTCTGGGATAGGTCTAAATCAAAAGATGAATTAGATGCCCTAATGAGACATCTTACTCAAGCTGGAACTTTAGATGATGATGGTCTTTATCACGATGCAAAAGTTGCTTGGAGAGCGTTAGCAAATTTGGAAAAGTTATTAGAAAAAGATAAATTTAATTTATAACAGAGTATTTTTTCATACATTAATTAGTTTTGTTTAAGTGGTTAATTTCGATTAGCCACTTTTTTTATAACTTTATAGTATGGACAGCAATGCAATAGGTTGTGTTGCCGAATATCAATTTGGTCTTGAGTGTCTTAAGCGAGGCATAATAGTTTCCTATCCCCTATTGCAATCTTCCCTTTATGATTGTATTGCCGATACTGGTGATAATATTTACAGAATACAAATTAAATCTACCCTTCAAGATTATCAAAAACATAGAAATACAATACATATTAGTTGGCACCACCCATATTCTAAAAAAGATGTAGATTACTTTGCAATCTGGGTAGAAAAATGTCAAGGCTTTTTCATATTTAAAAATGATGGTAAACGATTATCTGTGAGAGTAGGTAATAATAATAATAACTCAAAATATTTTAATAACTTTGAATTCAAATAACACTCTCCTTTGTAAATGCACTTCAAAATATTTGTGGTGCATTTTTTTTATCTTTGTTTAAAATAAATATTATGAAAGTAAAAATGTTAAAAGATGTTTATTCTTCTAAAGGTTGGAGAAAAGAAAACGAAATTCACGATGTAGAAGATAAGGTGGCAAGACAATATATTGCAAAAAATATTGCAGTTGCTCATAAAGAGGAAAAGATTGCTAAAGAAACAAAAGAAGAAAAAACAGAAAAGAGAACAACTAAAGCTAAAAAATAATGGCATATTTATCTGAACCTTTAAATACATTTCATACTCAAATGAAAATTAATAGCACTACTGGTAGTGAAATATTAACTACTTCAGAGGCTAAAGATTTTATAAGAGTTGATACAAGCGCTGATGACACTATCATAGGGCAAATGATTACACAAGCAAGAATATGGTGTGAGAATTATATTTCAAGAGATATAGTGGCAAAAAACAGAACATTATATCTGGCAAGTGTAAATGAAAGATTTGTACTTCCTTTTTCTCCTGTTTCATCAATAAGTTCAATAACAGTAGAAGGAACTGCAACAACTGACTATGAAACTTATGGTTTAGATGATACGATTGTTTCTTTAAATATGCTTCCTTCAAAAGAAGTAAAGGTTACTTATGTTACTTCTGGGCAAAGTGATAGTTTATTAAAACAAGCAATATCTCAACTTGTTGCTACTTATTATGACAATAGAAATGATTTTGTAACTGGAACTATTGTTAATGAAGTGCCAACAAATGTTAAAAATATTTTGAGTTCATATAAAAATATGTTTATATAGTGAGATTGGGAGATTTAAATACAAGGGTTCTTGTTAAAAGATTAACAAAAACATCTGATGGTTTTGGTGGTTATACATCAACATCTGCAACCCAGTACACAATTTGGGCAAATGTAAAAGAATTATCAGGTGAAATAACAACACAAAATGGAAAGCGTGACAGATATGTTTCTATTGAAGTACGCTGTAGAAAGCGAACTGGAGACCAAATACTTGATGGAGATTTGCTCCAGATTGAGGGAGTATCAGGGGATTACAGGATTAACAACCGATACGATGATATCCAGGATTTCTATACAACAATAGAGGCAGTTAAAAAAGATTAGAATGATTAAGTTAAATCAAAGAGATGTAAATAGTTTGCAAAGGAAATTTCACGCCCTTGAAGCTATTGACAAAGATGGTCTTAAAAAAGAAATGTACACAGCTGGAGCTTTAATGTCAAGAGATATAAAAAGGGCTGCGCCAGTTGATACTGGGAACTTAAGAAACAATGTAGGGTTTGAGCCTAAAGAAAATGATGTAACTATATTCTCTAATGCGCCTTATAGTGGTTTTGTAGAACTTGGCACAAAGTTTCAAAAAGCTCAACCTTATTTTTATAGAAATATCGAAAAAGGAATTAAAATACTTGTAAAGAATTTAGAATATAGAATTAAAAGAGCAATTAGATGAAAGACCCAATAAAATACATTAGACAAGCAATTATTACAGCTTTAAGTGGAAATGTCTCTTATGGTGGGTCAAATGTTCCAGTTTATAATAGAGTTCCTTCAAGTGCAAGTGAACCTTATATAAAAGTATATTCAGTTCAAACTAATGAAGCTGACCAAAATGCAGATGAGTTTATTACTGAAACACTTACAAGAATTGAAGTTGTAACTGCTTTTGATAGTGATGATGGTGGAGAACTTCAAATGAATACAATTGTAAATGATATATTAGTATTAATTAGAACACGCTCAAATGGATATTTTGATTTATCAAGTAATGATTTTAATGTCTATACTTGTGTAAATGAAGGTGTTACTTATTTAGAAGATGATAGAAATGATAAAACTTATTTCACAGCTATCATTGATATTTCTAATCGTGTTCTTCAACTTTAATTATTATGACAAAAATTAGTGAAAACATCTCTTGGAATGAAGCTACTCATTCGGCAACTGCTGAAAAGTTAAATTTAGATAACACTCCAAATGATGAACAAGTAAAGGCAATGAAAAAAACTGCCGAGAAAATCTTTCAACCATTAAGAGAATGGTGTGACCACCCTATAAGAGTAAATAGTTTTTATAGGTCTCCAGAGGTTTGTGAAGCAATAGGTTCAAAACCAACAAGTCAACATACTAAAGGTCAAGCAATAGATATTGATACATTAGGCGACACTTCAAACTGCGAATTATTTTATTATATAAAAAACAATTTAGACTTCGACCAATTAATTTGGGAACACGGAGATAATGAAAATCCAGATTGGATTCACGCTTCTTATGTTTCTAAAAAAGAGAACAGGGGAATCGTATTACAAGCTTGGAGACCACAAGGTAAAAGCTATACTTTATATAAGTATTTTGATTTAGATAAAGATGAGTAAAAAGAAATTTGGACAAACAACTGTTGGCAGATTACTAAAAGGAGCAGTTGGTTTAATTAACCCAACACTTGGCTCTTTAATACAAGGCGAAATGAGTGTTGAAGAAGTTATTACTTCAATTAAAGAATCTGATGCACCTATTGAAGATAAAATAAAAGCACAAGAGTTAATTCTTGAAGCTTATGAAGCTGAAGTTGCTGATAGAGCTTCAGCAAGACAAAGAGAAATTGCAGCTATACAAGCTGGTTCTAACGATAGTTTATTTAAAACAGTTGGCTGGGGAATAACACTTTCTTTTGTTGCAGTTGTTGCTGGTGCAATTGGTGTTTGGGAAATTCCAGAAGAATCACAAAGATTATTTGATATGGGCTTTGGCGCTGTAGTTGCAGCATTTACTCAAGTCATAGGATATTATTTTGGTAGTTCTATGGGTTCAAAGCAAAAAACAGAAATGATGTCTAAAGATGCCTCGTAAATTATACACTTCATATATAGAAAAACCAAAAAAGAAAAGACCAGGAGTTCATAGTAAAAATGCAAGTCCAAATC